AAGAGAAGAGTAGATGGAGAACTAGTGGGTACACCAAAGCATAGACCACTGACAGCAAGCCAGATGATGTTCGCAAGACTACTGGTAGAGGGAAAAACACAACTGGAAGCGTACAAGGAAGCATACCCAAACGCCAAGGCAACAGATAGAACACTGAAGGCAGGAGCATGGAAACTAGCGCAAGACATCAGGATACAGAAGGTGCTTCAGGAACACTGGGGAGAGACAGTGGAGGCGATGGTAGAGGATCAGGTGGCAGTGAAACGCTATGTGATCAAGCAGTTGCTGGAGATGAGCAAAGAGTCTAAGCAGGAAGGGAGCAAATTAAAGGCTCTGGAACTGATGGGGAAGACTGTCGGCATGTTTAAACACACCGAAAAAGAAGAGGAGGACAACGTCAGCGCAGACCAGTTAAAGATGGAGTTAGCGAAGCATCTGAAGCTGGTGAAGAACGTCAGACCCATTACGCGAGCGCAGATCATTGACGTAGTCGCAGAGCCTGCGCCCCTTCTACGGTCATCTGATGCCTAGTGTGTAGTGCTCAGTGCAGTGTGAGTGATGCGTGTAAACGGATGGTGGGGAGACGGCATAGAGAGGTGGAGGGCAGCGACCCCACTGGGGTGGCACCCCCCGATAGAGGTGTTACCTCCCCCCTCCTCGCGTTACGCTGTATTCCACTCACACAATCACCACCGAAATACCCCCCATACGTTCTCAAATCCTCACCCCCCCGGTATATATATTTTTTGAAAATAGGGCCGTAAAAATATTTTGTATTAGGGGGTTGATAACGTTCGCTATCACGTTTAAACTACGGATTAGGACTAATGTCTTATGGGGTTAATGATGATTGATTATGCTTATCCGACGATGATGGCTGAGAAGGCTCTCAAAGAGTTGCATGAGGCTATGTTGGCGCGGAAGTTTGAGTCGGCTCGGGAGGCTGCTTTGCGGTGTATGTCTGAGGCGAAGATTGCGTACCACATGATTTGTTTGATGGAGGAAGAGAATGCAGGAGAAGCATCGGTTAGTGCTTGAGTTCATTCGGGCTTACATCAAGTTTCATGGAATGGCTCCGTCTTATCAGACGATAGCGACTGGTTTGGGGATGAAGTCCAAGGCCAATATTCACCGGATTGTTCATTTGTTGGAGGAGGAGGGGTTGTTGACCATTCGTCCGTACAAGTTCAATTCGATCAAATTGGTTGATCGCAGTGCTCGAGAGGTGGCGGCTCTATGAGTTTGCTCAGTCGTCAGGAGATTGACGAATATGAGGCATTGATCCCTATGGTGGGACTGGATGAGCGCAGGAAGATCCAGAGATTGTTGGCATTGGATAGTGAAGAGAGATGCCGTGAATCGTTTATCTTCTTTGTCTCTCAGATGTGGCCCGGGTTTATTTCGGGGAAACATCACCAGATCATGGCTGATGCCTTTGAGAGGGTTGCCAAGGGGGAGTTGAGGCGGTTGATTATCAATATGCCTCCTCGGCACACCAAGTCGGAGTTTGCTTCTTATCTTCTTCCGGCGTGGTTTTTGGGCATGTACCCCCAAAAGAAGATTATTCAGACTGCTCACACCGCAGAACTGGCTGTTGGTTTTGGCCGAAAGGTGCGAAATCTGGTTCAGTCTGTTCCGTACCAGAGGATTTTCCAGACACAACTCTCATCGGATTCGAAGGCGGCTGGTCGCTGGAATACCTCTGAGGGTGGTGACTACTTTGCTATTGGTGTTGGCGGTGCTGTTACCGGTAAAGGTGCTGATCTTTTGATCATTGACGACCCCCATTCGGAGCAGGAAGCCAAACAAAACAACCCTGCGGTCTATGACGGGGTATATGAGTGGTACACATCCGGTCCTCGTCAGCGTCTTCAGCCGGGCGGGGCCATCATCATCGTGATGACACGCTGGGCAAAGCGTGATTTGACCGGCCAGATCCTCAAAAACAGCGAAAAAGACGGCACAGATGAGTGGGAAGTCATCGAATTTCCTGCAATTTTGCCGTCTGGAACCCCTTTATGGCCCGGATTTTGGAAGAAAGAGGAACTGGAGGCCATCAAGGCTGAAATTCCCGTCTCCAAATGGAATGCCCAGTACCAACAGAACCCCACATCCGAAGAAGGTGCGATCGTCAAGAGGGAGCATTGGAGGATTTGGCCTTCTGAAGAGCCTCCGTCTTGCGAATACATCATCCAATCGTGGGATACAGCCTTCGAAAAACACAACCGCGCAGATTACTCTGCATGTACCACATGGGGCGTGTTTAAACACCCCGATGACAAGGGTAACTACAAGACAAACATCATCCTTTTGGATGCCTTTAAGGACCGCATGGAGTTCCCGGAACTCAAGGCGAAGGCTGTGGAGATGTACAAGTACTGGAACCCGGATACCCTGATTGTTGAAAAGAAAGCCGCCGGGGCGCCGCTCATCTATGAACTGCGCCAAACAGGAATTCCTCTATCGGAGTACACACCGCACAAAGGACAGGATAAGATTGCGCGTGTAAACGCAATTTCTGACCTGTTTGCCTCCGGTGTGGTGTGGTGTCCTGATACCCGTTGGGCCGATGAACTCATGGAAGACATGGCGGCTTTCCCGAACGGGGATCATGATGACTTGGTTGACTCCACATCTCAGGCTCTCCTGAGATTCAGGCAGGGCGGATTCATCCCGATCGACTCCGATGAGCAGGAAGAAACCGTTTATTTCCGCAGTCGTCGCGACCGCTTCTATACCGTTTAAGGATACGTTATGGCAATCGAAAAAGGTTTGTATCAGGCCCCCCAAGGATTGGAGGGGCTCGATGTAGCCCCCATCGAGATTGAAATTGAAGACCCGGAAGTTGTACATATAGGCATCGACGGGTTGGAGATCGATCTGGAACCCCAGCCTGAAACGTCAGAAGACTTCAACGCCAACCTAGCCGACTACATGAGCGAGTCGGAGTTGGACTCCCTTGGATCTGAACTGGTCGCAGACTTCGAGAAAGATCTGCGCGATCGCAAGGAATGGGTACAAACGTACATCGAAGGTCTTAAATTGCTGGGCCTGAAGTACGAAGAACGTACAGAGCCTTGGAATGGCGCCTGTGGTGTATTCCACCCCATGCTCACCGAGAGCGTGGTGCGCTTCCAAGCCGAAGGCATCACAGAGACTTTCCCCGCCGCAGGTCCAGTCAAGACAGTGATCATCGGCAAAGAGACTCCGGAGAAGACTGAATCTGCCCAGCGCGTTCAGGCTGACATGAACTACCAGTTGACGGAAGTCATGACGGAGTACCGCCCCGAGCATGAGAAGATGCTGTGGAGCCTGCCAATCACCGGCTCCGCCTTCAAGAAGGTGTACTACGACCCCAGCAAAGGGCGTCAGGTCGCTGTATTCATCCCCGCAGAAGACATTGTTGTCCCCTATGGGTGCTCCAATATCGAAGACTGCGAGCGCATCACCCATGTCATGCGCAAGACGGAGAATGAACTGGCGAAGCTACAGATGGCTGGCTTCTACCGGGACATTGAACTGGGAACCCCGACAGGGGAACTGGACGACATCGAGAAGCAGAAAGCCGAAGAACAAGGCATGTCTGCGATTCAGGATGAGCGCTACCGCATCCTCGAGATGAATGTCAGCCTCGACCTGAAAGGGTATGAGGATGTGGACAAGTATGGAGAGCCGACCGGCATCGCATTGCCCTACGTGGTGACAATCGAGAAGGGAACGGGTAAAGTCTTAGCCATCCGCAGAAACTGGTATGAAGGCGATGAACTCCATCTCAAGCGACAGCACTTCGTCCACTACCAATACATCCCCGGCTTCGGGTTCTATGGGTACGGGCTCATCCATCTCATTGGTGGTTACGCTAAGTCAGCTACCATGCTCATCCGCCAATTGGTTGATGCAGGCACTCTGTCAAATCTCCCCGGGGGCCTTAAATCACGGGGCCTTCGCATTAAAGGTGATGACACTCCCATCGCCCCGGGAGAATTCCGGGACGTAGATGTCCCATCCGGATCGATCCGGGACAACATTCTCCCTCTCCCGTACAAGGAGCCAAGCCAGACCCTGTACGCTCTGTTCCAACAGATCGTCCAAGAGGGTCGCGCCTTCGCTTCCAGCGGAGACATGAATGTCAGCGACATGTCAGCCAACGCACCTGTTGGCACGACACTGGCACTCCTCGAGCGTCAACTGAAGGTCATGGGGGCGGTCCAGTCCCGCATGCACTACAGCATGAAGCAGGAGTTCAAACTCCTCAAGACCATCATTGCTGACTACGCGCCGGAGGAGTATTCCTACGAGCCAGAAGAAGGCAATGCCACGGCCCGTAAGTCTGACTACGAGAATGTCGATGTAATCCCGGTCAGCGACCCCAACGCCTCCACGATGGCGCAGAAGGTTGTCCAATACCAAGCCGCCCTCCAACTGGCGCAGACTGCTCCCCAGTTGTATGACCTGCCCCTCCTGCACCGCCAGATGTTGGAAGTGTTGGGCATCAAGAACGCCGCCAAGTTGGTGCCAATCGAAGATGATCTGATTCCCGTGGATCCCATCCAAGAGAATCAAAACATCCTCATGGGCAAGCCGGTCAAGGCATTCATTGAGCAAGACCACAAGGCTCACATCCAAGTCCACATGCTCGCCATGCAGGATCCTCAGATGG